GAGGGGGGTTTGCTTAGATGAATTTTATAATGTTTTTATATGATATAGTCCGGTTTCTCTTGTTTTAACGAGCATAGAATCGTTTCATTATTACCATTAATTTGGATTTTGCTGTCTTTGCGGATTTGAATATGTTGTGTATTAAGGTTCACTTTCTTTTATCTATAGAAAGGACATTTGTCTGTTCATAGTGGTGCGCGCTTTAGCGAACGTCGAGTGGGCATTTGAGTTTTTCTTAATCCTATCCATCTATCTTTTTGTCCGTTTGTTTTGTATAAGGTCATAATTAGTTTTTGACTAAACCTTAAAATTTTAAAATGTATATTTATACACCAAAAATATGAACATCTCCCAAAAATATCTTTTTAATAACAATAAGTTTATTATTAAGAAGTGTTGATCATTCTTATTTGATCGACCTACTAATCTTTTTGAATACGTCATCGTATCGCAAATTAAATTAGACTAATATTTATCTTTGTTTTTAGCTGTCAGCTTGACATTGACTTAACTTATTTTCGTAGCGAAGATAAGAAGATTTATAGTTAGGAGGTACTACATCAGTTTACTGTGATGTAGTTATTCTTTTAGTTTTAGTAGGCTTACTCTAGTATGGCGAGTATAAACCCACCGCCCCCTGCGTATACTGGATAAACCCCCTTACCTTCTTTAAAATGGAACAATTAAACAGCCCCCGTATTGTTGATAATGCTAGTAACAATGGCCCAGAGTCTATTACTAAGCACAAGCTTTTTGAAAAATATTTGTTTTTTGATCAAAGTGATGTTAATACCTATTTTTATAAGAAGAGAACCTTGAGTCCTCTTGAGTTTCTCTCTTACAAACGTAATCTTGATAATATGGCAAAAATTATTAACCCTACTTTATCTCAGATAGATAAAGATTTTAAGGATAAGATGGTTCATCGATTTCAGGAAGGTTTTTCGAAATCATATAGTAAGAAAAACCGTTTCTGGGATATTGAACCACAGAGTTTAAATCCTTTTGTTAGTCAAGAGGATTTTGATGAGTTTGTTTGTGAGTACACTCAAAATCTTGATGATTTTGAACACCACTTGGAACAATATGATACTTATTCGTATTTGTTCCGTAATATTTCAAATCCCACTTTTGAGTATCTTGGATGTGCTGCTGATGATTTAGATCGAGTTTTTGGTAAGAACTCTGTGCTTTTACCCTTTGATTCTAATTTTGAAGCAGGTTGTTTCTTAGAAGATCCTTTAGGAATTTATATTCCTGATGTTCAACCTCAATCTTCTGATCCTTTTGTTCCAAGTAGCGATCCTTATGCTCGTACTTTTGATCATCATAGTTATATGAATGATGAAATTTATTTAGAAAATGTTAAGATGTTTGGTCAGAAAGCCTGTGATGCCTTTTTTAAGGATACAGGTAGACAACCTACGTATTATCGTGATTGGGAAGATTTGGAAGATTATTCTTTTGATGTTAAAGGGAAAGAATATGAAGTTGCTTGGAAAGATGAGGAATCAACTCCTGAGAAGGAAGTTGAACCTCAGTCTTTTTTCAGTGCATTTACTGATCCTCTTGGATTGAAGAAACTGAGTGAACATTTACCTGATGTATTAGATACTATTGGTGATAAGTTGCCCGATACTGAAGAAAGACAGAAACTTTTGAATACTCTCAATAATTTTGAGAAGAAAGTTCCGTCTTTTATGTCAGGAGTCAGTAGTGAAACGCTACAGTCTACTACTGATATTCTGTCCGGTATTGGAACAATGAGTCCTACTATTTTAGTTGCTATTACAGCTGCTTGGTATGCTCATTCAAGAACTTGGCCTTCTTATGCTATGTTCATAGGAAGTGCTATTTATTTTGTTATTAAGAGTCCTGATCAATTGACTTTTCTTTTAAAGTTGTATATGAATCTTAGTGATAAGATACCTGAGTGTCCGGATTTAGATATGGACGCAATTGAACCCCAATTTTCTGATTCTACTTTAGAGTTAGTAGGTTCAATTATTGCCTCAGCCCTTATTGGCGTTGTAGGTGCGGGATCTAAAGTCTCAGCTACTGCTTTAACATTAACTTTTGTTAAAGATTTTAGTAGAGCAAAGCTTGGAATGGTAGAGATTTCAAAATTAATAGTTAAGTTTGTAGAATCTCTAGTTAATTTCTTTCGGGAAACCTTTTTAGATTTACCATCTGTTAGGTTTCTAGATTCTTGTTCTCGCGAGATTGATATGTTTACTGATGAAGTTAGAGTTTATTCTTTTAAATTTAATAGAGGATCTCTTCCTACAACTGAAGAAACATATTCTAGTATCGTTTGTCTTTTAGAAGTAGGAAAACACCTTCTTAAGACGATTCCTAAAGATAAGTATACGGATGCATCGTTGCGTATGATTCATGATGATTCTAAATCATTGCAGCGTATTCTAACTGAGTTGGAGCGTCAAGACGTTACTCTTAAAGGAATGAGGCAAGAGCCTGTAGGTGTTTTATTTTCAGGTGGACCTGGCACTTCTAAATCTTTAGCGGCCGCTTATTTGTGTAATACTGTCGCCCCCGATGGGTTGACTCCTGAGGAGAGAGCAGAATTTGATGCAAATCCAGGTCCTTTTATCTATTCTAGAAAACAAGAGATGGTTTTCTTCGATGGATTAACTAATAGAGCTAGAGTTTTCTTTTATGATGATCTCTTACAAGCTCGTGATGTTGCTGGTTCTCCTGCGTGTGAAGCTATGGAACTCATTAGAATTATTAATTCTGAAGAGTATAGTGCTCATATGGCTCATTTGGAGAATAAAGGTAATGTCTATATTAGACCTAAGTATGTTATTGCTACTACTAATCAACCAAATCTTACTTCTAATGCTATTGTTTCTAATAAAGCATTGAAACGTAGATTCGCTTTGAGTTATGTTGTTGTTCCTAAAGCAGCTTATACCATGGATTGTGATCTTAATAATGATCTTTGGAATCGTCGTATTGATTATACAAAGTTGCCAATTTCCAGTTTGGAAGGAATTGATTATCCTAAACTTAAGGGTTTGGAAATTTCAGACCTTCGTCCGGAACATTTGGAATATCATGAGTTTGATTTGCTTACCAATGCTTATACTGGTGAAGTTCATACTTTTGACCAGGTTGTTACCTTAGCTCGGAAAGTTGAGTTTGTTAAACGTAAGCAATTTGCTCTTCACAAAGAAAATCTTCGTAATATGATTAAGAAATATTCTCGTATTTATGAAATGGAGGTAGAAGAGCTTAAATTGCCTGATGATTATAGTTATGATCCAGATGAAGATGATTCTGAGGACGAGGAAATCCCATTTATAGATAGTCTTCTTCTTACTGATAATATGCGTCGAGAAATCGAGTTGCTGTTGTGTCAGGATCCGAAATATGCTCATTATCTTTTTAATCTTGTTTCTAAGGATAGATTTTTCCATCATTCTAATGATATGATTGAAGTTTTAGTTGATGGTATTGGATATCATCAATTAATTGCTGATATTATATCCTCTAAGAAATATCAAAATAATGCTTTTGATCATGTACATGCGAAGAAACGTTTGCATGTTCGCGCATTTGAAAGTGTTAAGAAATACGTTAATAAGTTTCTTAATCTTTTGCCTTCTTGGAGGTCTGTTAGTAAATTTTTATTTGTTAATTATGATCTTATTATTTCTGTTCTTTCTTTCATTGCAGCTAGTAGTTTTCTTACTTTTGTTGCCAAGTGGTTATACACCTGGTGGACCGGTAAGCCTGCTCCACAATCTTTTGGTTTTAGTCAAAAACTCCGCACTCATAAAACTTCTAATAAAGTTTTTAAAAGTGCTCAGCAAATGAAGGCTGCTTTACTTGTGAATCCTCAATTATTTGTGGATCCTCAATTTGGTGACGATTCTTCAGGCTTTGATCTTATTGACTCTATTGTTAGGCGAAATTGTTTTAAGTTTGAGTCTTTGAACGATGATGGTCAATGGAACACAATGGGTTCCATCACATTTATTGATGGACGCATTGGTGTTATGCCATACCATTTCATTCTTAAACTTTTCGCTGGTGTTGAGAAAGATTCTAGTCGGCTAAAAAGAGCTATTAGGTTGAGTCACGGCAAAAATAGTGTTGAGACTGATTTGTTGTTTACAGTAGAAGAAATTATTATGGGACATCAAACTGGATGCCTTGCAAATAAGGATCTGGTTCTTGTTGAGTTTCCTAAGAGATTTCCGGAACGTCGGAGAATTATTAAATTTTTTGGTCGTCGTAAACAGCTCGAGTTTAATACAACCAATCTTGAGGTTGTACTTGCAAATATCTCTAGAGATAGAGGTTTTTATTTTGGTAGAGGAAAGAGATTTCCTGATATTCTTGCCATAAATGAACGTCATGTTGGTGTTCCTTATACCGTTGACGAATCATTTATGTATGATATTCCTACTAAATCTGGAGATTGCGGTTCCCTCATGGGTATTTTAAATTCTTCTCAAGATGAGAAGATATTTGGTATTCATGTAGCTGGTCATACTCACTATGGTGATGGATTTTCAGCTGTGGTTACGCAGGAGGAATTGTTAGAAGATTTGAAACTCTTCGACAGTCAACTTGTTAGTGAGGAACCTGATTTTATTGAGCCTCAATCTAGTGATTTCGATAAACCACTTAGATTTGAGATTATGGGTAAAACCAAGTTAGTTCCTTCTCGTAATACTAGTACAGATATTAGGAAGTCTCGTATGTTCGGTCTCCTCGGTGATAATGGATTATATCCTGCTATGTTGAGACCTTTTCTTATGGATGGTACTTTGATTGATCCTTTGCTTAATGCTCAGATGAAGTATTGTCAACCTGATATTCTTATAGATTATGACCTTGTTAGGGAATGTTGTAAGAATTATTTTTCTTTTATTGATTGGACTGAAGTTCATGATGTAGATAGAAGAGTCTATACAAATGAAGAGGCTATTTATGGCCTTGATTATGATATAGATTTTGGTTCAATTTCTTCTAGTACTAGTGCCGGGTGGCCTATGAATGTTCAAGGTTGCCGTAATTATAAGAAGGAACTTTTTTCCCATGCTATTGGTACTTATGAACAAGGTATTCTTTTTGATGAAGTCTGTAATCTTGTTGATACTATTATAAGTAAAGCTTATAATAATATTCGTATGTTCCATGTTTTTACTGATAATTTGAAAGATGAACTTCGAGAAAAAGAAAAAGTTTTGGCTGGTTCAACTCGTTTATTTTCTGGTTGCGAATTTACTTATTTAATAGCGTTTCGACGTTATTTTGGTGCATTTGCTTTGTGGTATATGAAGAATAGGATATCTAATGGCTCTGCTATTGGTGTTAATCCCTACTCTTCAGAATGGAATTCTATTGCCAAACGTTTGATTGCTATTTCGGCGTCGAACATTTTGGCAGGTGATTATTCTAAATATGATGGCAGTCAAAAGCCTCTTATTCATTTATTGATCCTTGATGAGATTAATAGATGGTATAATGATGGTGAAGATAACTGTCGTATTAGGTCTATATTATGGATGGAAGTATATAATTCTCGTCATATTGTTGACGGGGTTATATATGAGTGGTTGAGCGGTCTTCCTTCTGGACATCCTTTTACTATTATTATAAATACTATTTATAATCATATAGTGTCTAGATATGTTTGGTTTAGATCAGTTGGTAGCCATTTGTCTTATAATGACAACACTTATACTGTTGCTCAAGGAGATGATATTACTGCTGCTGTAACTGACGAATTTAAGGATAAATTTAGCGATGTTATATTCGCGAAACATGCTCTTGAATTGGGACTTACTTATACTAATGAAACTAAATCAGGTGAATTGATACCTCATCGTGGTCTTTCTGAGATTGAATTTTTAAAAAGGTCTTTCGTCTTTGACGAGAGAGAGAATTTGTTTATTGCTCCTTTGAAACTTAAATCTATCCTCAAAATGGTAGACTGGACAAAGAGGAAAAATAAGAATCGTATAGTTGCAGATAATGTTATTACTGCGACTAAGGAACTTTCTCTACATGATAAATCCACTTTTGAATTTTATGCTTCCGAGATAAGAACTGAGTTTAAAGGACATTATCCTTTTCTTAATACATCTGAACCTTTAGATGTTGAGTTTGAAAAGAGGAGAGAACAAGTTCTAGGGACTATTGGTTTCTTTTAGGATATTTATATCCCACTCTAGTATATTTTGTAATGTATACTTCAGTTTATTTTAATTACTTGCTTGGGAAAGGAACCCTGACTTTTTATTTCAATAAGAAATGATTACTGTATCTTTTGGATACCCATGGAATAATAAAATCCAATTTCTAAAAATTCCTAAGGCTTTAGATACTTGAAGATGTTACTTATTTAAGTTTACTTATCAGATGCATCGGGAGCGATCCTTCCATTATCAGAGAACATTGGTACGGTTACTAGGCTTGAGTGTGCCTGGATACTTAAATATTACACTTGCTTCAAATCAAAATAATAACGCAGCTACCAGCGTTTCCCAAGGTAGTGTGGATCCTTCTGGAGCCACAAATCTGTTTCCCATTTCGGATGCAGAAGGTGTTGGTAATGTTACTACCAACGCCACAACGCAATTTATTGCCGACAAAAACATTGTTTCTGTCTCCAAAATTGCTCCTAGTCAGATTGATAAATTAGTATATGATTCTTCATCTGACCAACTTTCACAAGATGTTAAGACTTTCTTGGCTAAACCTGTTAGGATAATGAATGGCGTTTTGTCCTCTACTGATACTTTTTCAACTTTTACTCCTGTTAATAACCCCTACAGTAGTTTGGTCGCAGCTACTATGTTGCAAGATAAACTTAGAGGTTATTTAGGCTTTCGAGCTACTACGGTATATAGAATAGTTGTTAATGCTACTCGCTTTCAGCAAGGTCGATATAATTTTTCTTATGTTGCTACTGGAGGTGCTGATATTAGTGTTCCTGCAACCCTTTCTTGGGTTCAAGATCATATTTCAACTTTAGTACAAAGAACTACTCTTCCACATATTGAGATAGATTTGAATTGTGATACCGAGGCCACTATGCGCATCCCTTACAATAGTGCATTGAATTTTGCTCCAATTGCTACTATTTTAGATTCTGCTAGTTATGGTACTCTAGGTTTAGCTTATTTCTATCCGTATGTTGCGTTGTCAGATCCTGCTGGTGGTACTTGTGGTTTTGCTATTTATCAACATTTCGAAGATGTTGAACTTGTAGCTGCCGCTTTACCTCAATCAGGTGTTAGTTTCTCTAAGAAATCCCGTAAGAATGCAACTGAAGTTGAACAAGATTCTATTGGTATTGGTCCTATCTCTTCCTCTTTGATTAAGGTTAGAGACGCTGCCACTATTTTAGCTAGAGTACCTTTATTGAGTGCTTATGCTGGTTCTGTTTCTTGGTTCGCTGACTTAGGTGCTTCCGCTGCGAAAGTATTCGGATGGCGTAAACCTATTGTTATTAAGGCTTCTGAAAGAATAACTCAAAATTATCTTCCTTATGCTGCAAATACTGATGGTCCCGATATGTCTTTTCCCCTTTCTCTTTCTTATGAGAATTCGGTTGGCATAGCTTGTGGCTTCTCCGGAACTGATGTAGATGAAATGGATTTTACCTATTTGGCTACAATTCCAGCTTGGTCTGCTACTATTCCCTGGACTGCTGCTTATACTGCTGGTACTCAGCTTTCGGCGCTTTACGTTTCTCCAAATACTAGTATTCATACTACTACCGTTAATACAGCTACTTTTAATCACTACATACCTTTCCAATTTCTTGCTCAGCATTTTAATTTGTGGAGAGGTTCTTTAGTGTATAAGATAAAGTTAGTTAAGACAGAATTTCATAGTGGTCGTCTTTCTATTCAGTTTAGTCCTTATAATGGTGAAATAGCTACTGTAGCTGTTCCCACTGTTGGTGGAATGCCTTACTTGCATCGTCAAATAATTGATATTAGGGAAACAAATGAATTTACTTTTGTTGTACCTTTTGTTAGTATTGCTCCTTATAAGAAAACTACTGATAATGCAGAAGGCTTTACTGGTGTTCTAACTATTGTAGTTATTGAACCTTTAGTAGCTCCAGCGGCTGCCACTCAATCTATTAGTGTTATAATTGAAAAAGCAGCGGGTCCTGATTTTGAGTTAGCTATTCCTGAGAATAATCCACAGAGTTTCTTTTCCGGTATTACTCCACAATCCGGTGATGTATTTTCCTCAGCTTCTGTTGGTAGTAATGCTTGTTCTCATTTTGACTCTACGATTGGAACTTCTCTTGTAAAGGGAGACAATTATCTTAATTCTTTACATTGTATAGGAGAGAGAATATCTTCCTTGAGAAGTCTTTTGAAGTTACCTTATCAACTTGTAAATTTAGTGGTTCCTACTGCTAATTTATATATACATGTGTTACCTTATGGCATTTCTTCAGGTACAGTTAACGGTGCTGTTAATACACCTCCTTCTGTTCTTAATGATTTTTATAGTAGATTTGCCAGCTTGTACGTATATTCTAGAGGAGGCGTTAGATTGAAATATCTTGACAATACTGCTGTTACTTCTCCAAATCCTATAGCCATTACTTTGGATACTTTAGGTCCTCTTACTGCTCCTTTGCAACAAAGTATACTTACTTATTCAGCTACTAATTCTTCTGCAGAGACTTTTAATAGTCGTCGAGGAGGGTTACCTGTACATTATTATAGGGCTGGATATTCAGGAGAAGTTCAAATTCCTCAGTACAATCAATATCATAGTAGACTTAATTCTGATTGTGTAACCAATGTCATTAATCCTTATGACAGTGGTGCAAAAAGAATTTGTCCTTCATTAATAGTTACTCGTAATTTTCTTCCTAATGTTGCTTCTGATGCTGCAATTTTACGTAGTGGGGCTGATGATCTTAACTTCGGCGGTTTTCTTAGTATACCTCCGATGTTCTTTTTGAATTCAGCTTAATATCTTGTACAAGTTTTTCATGTTCTTGTTTTTAAAATACATGACGTTTAGATGTTCGTTAAAACACACCCCCGATATATGGGTGTCTATATATTAATTGACCTTTTAGAAATAAGAATTTATGGTTTATCTTATTTTGACTCTTTACAACTTCCATTGAAATAAAGTTGTTAGAGACTTACCATGGTTTATCACCCCTTGGTAAGGTCCACCTTGCGTGTTTCCTTTATAGTCACATGTGCAATATATTCCTGTCGCA